GGACCGTCACAAACAAGATACTCGAAAAGCCTGAAATCTCTAAAGACCGAGCATACACCAGAGAGGAATTGCAGACATTGATGTTAAGTGCCTGTGATATTTTAGATAAAATAATTATTTTATTATTTTCATCTGCAGGATTTAGACTTGGGGCTTGGGACTATCTCACATGGAATGATATAATATTTTTCTATACAGAAGACAAGAAACTAAAAGGAATTGGAATAAGAGTTTATGCTGGAGATGCTGAGGAATATTGGACACACGGAACACCAGAAGCTCAGAAAATATTACTGCTTTATCGTGAAGAATGGAAAAATAGATTTGGAAAATATCCTGAGAACTCTGATCCTCTGATTGTGTCAGCAAAGATACATGCCATGACCCGACTTAGTAGTAAAGGGGTAGGTGGTAGAGTTAGAAAATTATTGGAAAGATCAGGATTAAAAGGAAATAATGTTCAAGCTGATAATGGATTTCGTAAATTTTTCAATACAATGTGCAGAAGGGCAAAAGTATTTGAAGAAGATCGAGAGGACATGATGGGTCACTATAGGGGTTTGCAGAAACATTATGAGAGATATGAAGAACTAGATTTTGAGCGATTCCCTGAATATCAAAAGGCAATTTCATTTCTTACAATAGATGATACAGAAAGAAAAGATGCAGTAATCCAACAGAAGGACCAGGAGATCTCTGACTTGCAAGCTGAAAAAGAGGTTAGCACTGATCTGCAAAAACAGTTAGATGAGATGAAAATAAAACAAGAAAAAATGGATAAAATTTTAGCAATCAGGAAGAACTTTTTACCTCTTTAGGGTTTTTTTCGTAGTATAATTCCAGAGAAAGATCTCTTAGTCTAGCATACATTTGCTTTATCTTATTATCCATTTCTTCATTCCTTTTTTGTAGTTGTTGGTTTTCATAAATATCTAGTTTTTTGCGAATTTCCAACATACTTTCCAACTTTTCAATTGTAACAGCATCATTGAGTTTTATTGCAGATAACCCAGATATTTCCTGTGCCATTTTATGAATATTTTGTGTGAGGATATTCTTTTCTTCTAATATGCTATCTAGTTCTTTTCTTCTTGCATTATCTAGGATCTCTTTTTGTAAATACTCCATTCCTTTACGAAGAATCATATCGACTAATTGTGTGGTGTTTTTAATCCCAATTTGAGATACTGTTGGGTTCTCTAACATGTCAGTAATTTGAGTATGTAACCCAACTCTTATTCTGAGTCCTGTCCAGCCGTCATTTTTTGTCATATTGCATATCTACACCCACTAGAATTTCTTTATAGGTGTTAATGATTTAATACCTTTTTGCTACATATTTTTAACAAGTTTTATATAACTGTTAGTTGATACAATAGTGTAGCAAAATGTCAGAAGAATGGACTCATGTAAGAATGAAATCAAAATTAAAAGGGGAAATTGACGATCACGTACAAACTCTCCAAGATAAAGAGAATATTTCCACTACTGGATATATTGAGAGAGCCGTAAGAAATGCACTCGAAGCTGATGGAGTGAATATCTAATGAATTCCAATGTTTTAGCTTGCAATCACAAACACACTGTGGTTATGGTTGGTAAAGATGAGCATGATGAGGAATTACGTGTTCATGTATGTGACGATTGCTCAAAGTTACCATACCTCTCAGGTTTCAAAATGGAGGTAATTTGTTGAATTACAGTGATACAAAAGAAACGGACACGGCAGCAATGTCAATCCTTCACAGATACCCATATGGAATAAATTTGATTCCATGTGGGTATTCAATTTTTACCCATGAGGTTTTATCATGAGTGAACAATGTGCTGCATGTGAGGATCAATGGAAGACTAGAAAAGGAAAAGTGTTTTCAACTGGTGCAAAAACAATTCCAATGATTTTTGGTATGCAGTTATTATCAAAGTTTGGAAAAAAGAGAATCAAATTAATGTTTTGTGACAAACATGGAAACAATCCAGGATTCAGACATGCAACAAGATATGTCAATGGAACTGGAGTGTTACAGATTAGAAATGTAATTACCAACAGATGGCGCAATGCTGAGAAGATTGGAGTTGTTGTTGTATGATGGAAGGAGAAAATATGAGTTTTGCAGAATCTGAACTAATGGATAATCATTCCCATGATTGTAAAGATTGTGGTACCCATGTAAAAAACGGTAGGGCAACATCTTGGGAGTCTGGATTTTGTCCTAAATGTTATGAGGGTAAAAAAAACAGAAGAGAATCTGAAATTAATCCAATGAAGACAGTGGTTAGTTCTGCTATAATTAATCCTATGACTTTGTATCTTAATCGGTATACTCCTGGTGAAATGGAGAAGATGAAATGATATATCACTGTTACTTGGGTCATAAGACAAATTTTGATTCTTTAGAGGAATTGTGGGTACATTTAATATCAATTCATAATACACTACCAAAAAGTAAAGAGATTCGAAATAATTCCAAAGTTCAGAGGGCCATGTTGGAGAAAGTTACATGAGCTTCATTCCTCCAAAGTGTCCGCAATGTAGTGAAACATTAAAGAGAATATCTAATATGAATCCAAATCTTGTTTGTATAGATTGTAAAAGAGAATTTGAGTTGCAGGAGGTAAAATGTACTCCCTAGATGTAAAACCAATCCATCCAAAGAACGGTGACAAGTATAAAACTCCAGAAGGATTAGTTGAGTTTCGATTTGGAAGATGGGTGATTTGTAGTAACAAAACGTTACACCAATTAGATCAGGGGGTGAAAATATGAGTTTAGACGATTTTAACACAAATTTCAACGACAGTGAAGAGTTTGAGGATGAGCCAACGTCTGTTTTACAACAGATCGCTGACAAGCCATTTACAGTGTATAAGGTAAAGGCTGGAATCTCAAAAATTGGTAATCCCTATTGTATAGTATGGACTGATGAAAAGTTTACTGCAGGAGTCAATATTGCAAAAGATGGTGAAGATGCCAAGTACGAAAATCAAAAAGTAGAAAAGTTTTTTGTAACAGTTAGAGAACCAAAACAATTCTTCTCTGATCCTAGCAATATGGCAAAAATCAATGGAGGACAAAAATGTGGTCCAATAAAGATCACAAAAAAGAAATTCACGGCTGATGAAATTGCACAAAACAAAAAGTTAGCAGGCAAGTCTCACTATGTTGTAGAAGCTGCATAACACTATTGCACATAGTCATTCATCGCTGGGGAGCCGATGTAAAATGCTCTCCTTTTTTTGGTGTTAAATGAAATGTAAAATTAAAGACTGTATTGAAACCACTAGAACAACCATAAACACAGCGATATGTTGGGGTTCTGGTTTTTGCCCAAAACATTATGCGATGTTTATTGGGTATAAAAAAAATTACGACCCTGAGAATATGCCATTCCAGAAGAGAAGTAGGAGTAGAAAATGAAAATTGATGAAGTTCAAAGTAAATTCCAAATAGATATAGACAATGAACTATTTGATCTAGTCCCTAGACCAACAAAAGAACAATATACTGCACTATACGAATCAATAAAACAACAAGGGCAACTTGTACCTATTACTGTAGATTCTACAGGAAAAATTTTAGATGGTCACACTAGATATGATATCTGTGAAAATTTAGGAATAAAAACTGATTATGTAATAAAGGAATTCAAGTCTGCTAAAGAACAAAGACTCTTTGTAGTTACATCCAACCTCAAAAGACGACATTTGAATGAATTTCAGATTTATGAATTATTTGAAAAGGAAATTGAGATTATGAGCCACAAAAAACATAGTGAAGGTGTAAAAAGAGGACACCAGGTTCGTAAAGGAGAATTACCTGCTATTACACTACCAGAAAGGTATGGGCGTACTCTTGAACATGATGTGGAAAAATTAACAGGTGTTCGTAGTTCAACAGTAACAGACATACGTTATCTAAAAAAACATGGAACTCCTGAACAAATTGAACAAGTGCGAAAGGGAATAGATAAACTATATCCAATAGTTCAAAGAATTCAAAAAATTAAAAACCCTCAAGTCAAAATTAATAGTGGTAATACATCTAGAAATAAAATAATTATTTTTCATATTATATTAAAATATCTTAAAGAAAACAATAATGTAATCATACATGTTTTAACTTTCAAAACTAGAACAGCAGTGGGACCCGTATTAAAAATATTAACTAGTGGTGTTAATGCAAAGTTAATTGATGTAACCTTTAAAAAAGGAAAATATTCTCAAACTAAATCAAAAGAACATCAATATTACTCAATAACACCAAATGGATTATTACTTTTAGATGAAATTACTACACTATTAGAAAAATTACCTATTAGTGTTGGTGGTTTAAAGAAGGAAAAATAATGGATTGGTACATCTGTATGGTATGTAAACTACGAACCAGTTTGGAGGAAATTATTAATCATAGAGAAAAAACATTGTATGAATTTGGGAGAGAGAAATAATTGACCTGTAAAGGAATTTGTAGTAGGCTAAAGGCAAAAAAACCAGTTGGAATTAGCAGATATAAAATCGGGCAGAAAAGATGCCAAATTTGTGCATGTTTCTTTGTAGTTGCTGGATTGTTTTGCCCTTGTTGTGGTATGAGATTACGGTTAGGACCAAGAACCAAACTGGCAAAGGAGAAGTTGAGAAAATGAGTGAGCCGAATTTTGTAGATGAGGCATTTGATATTGTAGGAAAAGTATTTGCAAATGCACATCAAAATACTATACAGAAGATAGAAAAAGATGGCAGACCCTTACAGCAGATTGAGAATTATTTGGATACGATAGTGAAAAAAGACCCAATCCTAGTGAGGCAGATATTACGAGTTTGCTTTTCAGCCTATACTAATAATCCAATTAACTTGGCAGTATTAGCTCCAACATCAGAGGGTAAGACGTATGCTACCGTCCAGGTCACTAATTTATTTCCAAGTAAGGATGTGATTGCAGTTGGCAGGATGTCACCTACTGCACTAATTCACCAGAATGGTATATTGATAGATGAGAATGGTGAAGAAATTGGTGAGAGATTAGATGAATTGTTTTTTGAGATTTTAAATGCCAAGAAAGAGAAGGATAAAGAATTAGCTAGAGAACTACAAGTAGAAGAACGTGAGATAAAAAGTACAGCCAAGAATTTGGTAGATTTAACCGGTAAGATTCTATTATTTTTGGATAATCCACAACCTGCTACATATGAAATGCTAAAACCAATACTATCACATGACAAAAAAGAGATACAATACAAGACTACATCCACTGATGGCTCTCTAAAAGTTAAGGAGACAATAATCCGTGGGTGGCCTGCAACTATCATATGCTCTGCTAAGAATGAGGCTAAAAATGAGGTATGGGATGAGATAACTAGTAGATTTTTCATGACATCACCAAACACGGATGTGACAAAATACAAGGCTGCCAATTATCTTACTGCTGATAAGATGGGTGTTCCTACTTGGGCTGATAATCTATACACGGATAATGAACAAAAGAAATATTGTGAGTTTTTTATAGAGAAATTAAAGGAAGGCATTACAAAATTATGTGAAAATGGTCATAATCCAATATTCAATCCATATAGGGAGAAACTAGTTGAGATATTTCCATCTTCTCAAGGAATTGATATGAGACATTTTAATAGATTTAATTCATTTTGTAACATTGAGACTATTTTACATGCAGGGAATAATGTAAAGATAGAATGGGTTAGTAATGATGGTATAAGGTATGTCTCAGTAATTACTTCTTTGAAGGATATTGATGAGACAGCCAAAATATTGAAAGAGATTAATGTGTTACCACCTGATAAAATGAAGTTTTTTGAGAAAATTTTCAAGAATTGTATTATGGAAAATTTGGATAGTTATGGGAATAAAGAGGATATTGTATTAGTAACTTCAAAGGAATTAGCAGATCAATACACCAAAGTGTTCAAGAAACCAACTAGTCCAAAAAAGATAGTTGAGAATTATTTAGAATATTTAGTTGATGAAGGATTTGTTGAGAGTAAGTCTAATCCTGAGAATAAATCTCAGAATTATTACTCGTTAGGTGGAGATGTGACTATACATGATTTATCGAAGTGTCGATTGGCTCTAATCGACACTATCGACACTATACCTCTTTATATATGGCTAGGCGTGGCAAAACTCGGACAGGTGTCGACCAAATTCGGGAAAGTAAAAAGAATTTTTGATAAAAATGGTACCTTAAACTTTAAAGAATTCCTAAAAAAACAACCATAGCATATTTCCAATTATGGTCGACACCTCTTCTCTATTTCTAGGCACAACGCTAGGCGTGGGGTGTATGTGTCGACCAGTGTCGATTTTCAGTCGTCGACACTCTTAAAAATACATTTAATTCACAATTTCTAATACTAATTGATTGCAATTCAGATTCAACATTCATCATTTTGAGCGTGCAGTCCGTGATGATAGTGGTGGGTATAGAGTGTACACTACTCCAAAAGGTCAAGTTTATCCCTCAATTACTACAGTGTTGAGTAAAACCAAAACTGAATCAGATAAAAAACATCTCCAGGATTGGATTGATAATACTCCACATTCAGAGTATATCTCAAGTGAAGCTAGAGACATTGGTACTCAAACTCACCAATTAATTGAAGATTATTTGCATAATAGACCATCATCAATTAAAGTAGATTTGTTATCAATTGCCCACTTTGAGCGAATTAAGGTGTTTTTGCATAAAATCACAGAAGTTCATGGTACTGAAGAGATGTTATATTCTGATAAATTGAAACTAGCTGGCACTGCTGACTGTATTGGAATGTATGATGGTAATTTATCCATAATAGACTACAAGACAAAACGATCTGATCAAAGAGAATCATATCTTACTGACTATTTCCTACAAAGTACAGCGTACAGTATAATGTGGGAAGAGATGACCGGTGATCCAATCCATCAGATAGTTATCCTAGTTAGTAGTAGAAAGGGTCAACTTAAAGAGTTTATTGTTAATCCTGATGATTATAAGGATGAGTTGTTATGTAGAGTGAAATCATACTATGAGATGGATAACTGTAAATCTTAATTAACAACCACTTTCTAGTAATTCTATCAGACCAAACAAAGGCGATAGTCATATCTTCTGCGTAACAATCTGAAACCAAATCACCTCTGCTATGATCCGCAAGTGAGGAAGTGTGATGAAAAATGAAATTAGAAAAAAACCCAAACAAAATAGGAACTTATAATGCATCTCTACATAATGATAATATTGAAAATATAGTAGAACCAAGATGCGTGGATATGCTACCCCTCTCTGGTTTTGCCCTTCATGATAATAAACTCACTATCTTATTGGAGGAAAATGACAATCTTAGGTCAACTGTTATTGTTATGGAACCAAAAGACATTCTAAAACTAGACGAATGGAAGTTAGGTCAAGAGAAACACACACAGGAAGAACTAACTTCACTAAGAAAGAAAGTAGATGGACTGAATTTCTCAAAATTAATGCAACGCCCTCCTAGAACTGACAAAGACATAGAGAATCAAAAGATAGTAGATGGATTACTGAAACATTATTCAATGGTAGTTACAGACTTGATGGATGATCCTATAGTTGAAACTCAATGTGTGTTTATCCGTTCTTTAATCAAAGAAACAATAGACAAAGACATCGCAGACCTCTAGAGGATTAATCCCTCTCTTTTTTTATTAATAATTCCTTTAAACAATATAAAATGAATTCTACCCAACTAAGCATGTGTGACAACATAATCAATTGGGTGAATGTATAATGTATTATAAACAAACTGTATATATATTTTTAAAAAATGAACTCCCCTACACCTCTCCTTTAAATACGAGTAAACTAAAATTTGAATTATGGCTAGTGTAGGCAAATCAGAGATGGAACATATGTTTGATGGTGTTAATAAAATGTATGATGTATTGGTATCTAGATTTATGATATTAAGTGAAGGAGAGACTGAACCAGATGTGGATAGATCAGAAGAAGACACTATAGATTATCTTACCAATCTTGCAAAGTCTGCTGCATTCTTGGCTCAAACAAATTCTTCAATATCCAAATCATACAAGCAAGAAAAGAGACTCAAAGCAATAGAAGAGAAACTAAAAAACTCACAATTACCAATTAACATGAGAATGTTTGAAGAGCCACAATTGGAGCAGTACAGATGACATTTACAAACAGAGAAAAATTCCTTTTAATGAGAGGATTTGCCATGACAACATTTCGAGATCCCTCTAACATTGAGGATTTTTCGGTGATATTAACTAGATATAATTACGATTTTGAGTTGAACTTAACTCTTAAAGAGTTAGAAGAGTTTGAAAAAGAAGCAGAAGAAGAGACTAAAATATTTACCATTAAAGCAAGAGAGATTCTAAAAGGATCAAATCATTCAGGAATTTCATTAAAAACGGATGAGGATTACAGATGATAGAGAAATGTCCTGAATGTGATGGAGAGATAGACGTCTTACCAATTCAATCACCAGAAATAGAATCTGTTACTAGCACAGTGCAAAACCTAACATTCACTGGCAGCACAACAGGACAATCATATGCACCTACTAGTAAAATGTACAAATGCTCCAACCCTAAATGCTGGGTAACTAAAATTAAGGAGAGTTGGGAATAATGTTTGATGGTGGATTTTTAACTAGATTCATACATCAAAATAATCTAAAGGATACACTTGCAAAGCCAATGATGCAACTCATACAAAATACTCTAGATAAGAATAGGGCTTGGCTACGTGTACAGGAGAAATACAAATAATGGAATTACATACCTATATCAAATGTGAAGAATGTGGATATGATGTAAGAGCATCTAGACATACTCCAGAAGAGTGTGAAGGCTGGAGAAAATTTGGAAAAAATGTTCTTTAATGCCTAATCACACATTTGACTATCGACTAGAACAGATAGAGCAACAACTAGATGAGATAGATAATCCAAATATCAATAACTTAGAGGCTAGTAATGTTTGGGAATGGGTGCAAAAGTATAGACCAAATGTTGGAGGCGAGCCTAGAAACTTTGATCTCATTCCATTCTGGAAGGAATTCTATTTGGATCCTCACATGAGAAAAGGAGCTATCTGTGGTAGGCAAGTGTACAAATCCACAACAGCCACAGACCATCTAATGTATATTCCTACTACTGGTCCATTTAAAGCAGCAGGTTATGTAGTGCATGATCCAGATTCTCTTGAAGCATTCTCCACAGAGAGAGTTAGAGAAGGAGGATTTTTAGCCAATCCACACTTAATACCATTTCTTCCGCATGGTAGGGCAAATGTAAAGACCATAAAACTAACTAACCATTCTCGAATATATTTTAGACATTCACAACACAACTATGCAAAGGTAGAGGGACTGACATTCTGGATTCTAGTAATGGATGAAGTTCAGAAACAAGACCTAACAAAATTAAGAGTGGCAATGCACACCATCCGAGCAAAGAAAGGACCACTAATCATGTTTGGTATTGGTGGAGAGGAAGGCAGCTCCTGGCATGATCTAATAACTAGAGAAGCTGAGATATACGACTGGGTGTATGATGACAAATCTGACTATGTTGACTCAGCGACTGGTAGAGTATGGGCTAATCAAGGCTGGAGAAATAAACTAAAATTCGATGAGGATGGAACAATAATCAACACCCCCGAGGAAACCTCAGACATTCTAAGAGGGACGATTCGAAAGATTCACTCTCCTACTTCGGGGGTGTCAACCTACAAGATCTATCATTTCCCTCAAGAGATATTTGCAACCATACCACTAACCATATCTGATTGTACAAAGTATAAGATGGAGATACAAGATTCAGTAGAGTATCAAGAGATTCATGAATCAGATGATTTGTTTCAAGCTCACTGTAAGGGATGGTTCTATGCAGCTAGAGGTAGACCACTCACACTAAACATGATTAGAAAGTGTTATGATAGTAAAATAGGTTTTCTCACTCCAAATGAAATCAAAGCGCTTAAAGAAAAACATGGTAATGACATGTATGTAACAGCCGGTATTGATTGGGGATCTAACAAATCCGGTAAATCATATACTGTCTTTACTGTTCTTTTATGTTTCAAAGGAAACCAATACTCACCCAAACATTTTCAATTAGCTTACCAAAAGAAATTCCTTACAGAACGTTCAGACACAGAGGAAGCCTTGGATCTAATCCCATTAATTAGTAAATACCATGTGGATAACACTGCAGCAGATTTGGGTTTTGGAAAGTCTGGTGTTAAAATATTACAAGATGGTCTGCCAGAATCAGAAATTAAAGGGTTGGGTAAAAGTAAAGTAAAAGGTGTATTTACACTAGGCAATCTAAAAGAAGAAACACACACCTATCAAATGGATGTAGACTATGATGAGAAGAAATTTGGTGTAAAGAATCCATATCTATCAGTACATAAAACAGAGCGAGTAGATGATTTAATTCAGATAATCAAATCAACCATACCAAATATTACTGATCCAACAAACAAAGAAAAGGCATCACCCAAACTAGTAATCCCACATGAGAATCCCCATGATGTAGATTCACTCGAACAGGGATTGCTAAAAATAAAGAGAGCCGATCTAGAAGATGATACACTAGGTATGAAATCAGAAGGCGACAAAAGACAAAAGCCTGAGAAACTATACGAGCACTATTGGGATGAAGTATCTGCATTAATTCATGCATTTATTGCATTTGATAATTATGATCCAGGTGCCTTCAAGTTAAGTGTAGTTAAGCGTAGAAGATAGTTATTAAGGTTAACAGTAATTATTCATAAGAGTTATTAATAAAACACTGAATTATTAATAATGTCGTGCAATGCTTAGGATACCGCTCAGGAACTAGATGTAAAAAAGTTGTTCGCACCCCTAGACATACAGGTTGTTGGGATGACTATCAATTATGCTCTAAATGCTCAAAGAATCCTCTGACAGAAGAATATCGTAAAAAACAAGATAATTTATTAAAATGCATATAATTTGCCAAAGGGCGCTTTAGTTGTGAATTGGCGAGGCATTCGAAGTAACATTGCTAAATTTATTCAACCTTCTAGTTATACTCCACCTCCAAACAAGAATCTACCATCACTATCTCTACAATCATTAAAGCACCAAATGAGCATTCCAATAAGTGAACTATCTCCTGGCATGTCTCAACCTGTATGGGGACCAGAACTATCTACAGTTGGCGCATATAGTAGAGAAGGTTATACCTCAAAAACATTTGATACTCCTGCAATTCTATTTAGTACACAGGCATTACCATTACAAATTGATGAAGACGTTCAATTAGTGATTAATAGATTATCTTCACAAGTTACAGGAGGAGAGCATTACATAAAGACTGCTACCCAGGAATTAACTGAATACCTAGAAAACTTTTCACATGATATAGAGTTTGATACATTTGATACTATACTGATTAAGGAGTTGTTATGGTATGGCAACTCTGTATGGAAGCCACGAATGGGAATTGCAAATGTAAGATCAATGGATGATTTAATGCATATTCCAATATCATCATTTGCTAGGATATGGTGGGACAGACAACGTCAACCATACAAGTATGAGTTTAGAGGAACAGAGTACCAAGGGTATCACAACCCAGGTGAGATTATCCACTTTAAATGGAATCCAGTAGATGCTTCTGCATTTGGTACAGGCTTTGGAGTAGCTGCCACATCTGAGAGAATATTTGATATGGTGATTAGTGGTGATGATGTACAGCAAGTCACACTACCATCAATGCTGAATAGAAAATATGCAATAGAGTTTATCATGCAAATGGCATCACAAAGATATGTTACTAGAAATGTCTATACTGCTCCAGGAGCTAGTGAGGATGAAAGAAATCAACTACAATCATTTGTGGACCAATTGCAAATAGGTCAAGACTTGGTAGCAGGAACGAAATTAGATATACAGGAATTAGGTACAAATACACGAACATTTAATCCACAAGAATTCATTGAGACAGTTTCTTCCCCTATTATGAAAGCTCTCAATGACTTTTCAGGAAAACAAGGATCAGAAACATCACATTCATTTGCAAATGCCGAAACAGCTAAAGAAGAATCAGAGAGTGGATTATCTGCATTTACCATAAGTGTAAAAACTCAAATCGCAAAGAAACTATTCAAGCCTTGGTATGAAGCTAATCCATATTTGGGTGATATGTATCTGGATGGATTAATCCCTATAGATTGGAAAGAAGTAAAGTTTGATCTTAACTTTGGTACAATAGAGAAAAAGGACATTCCTGTAGAAGAACTAATCAAATTAATAGACTCTTATCAACAAAACCCAATTTTAATGCAGAACACAAAACCACTAATTGAAATGTATAAGATGGCTGGGGTTCCAATTAATGATGATGTTGCACAAAATATCAATAACATGTATAATGATCCTGAAGGTACTGCAGCATTAGAAAATCTAGATAATAAACCAGATGAGAACTTACCACAAAGCGATATTGGAGGTGGAGAAGTAGAACCACAATTTAACAACCAAACAATGGGTAGCCCTCCAATGGATGATCCAATATATGATGATATGATGACCGACGTAAGGGGTGATGGTATGATTCCTAGTGATTATTTCCAATCAGATGTATCACAAGACTTTGAGTATGGACGAAACTATGGAACAAAGGGGAAAAAGAAATGAATCGAATAACAATACGAATTATTTCAAATCCTAACATCAAAGTATTCATATCTGTGGATTCACAAGAGGTTCCGATACGTTGTATTAGTAAAGATAATTTGGAGATGTGGAGATAATGCCAGAAAAATTAGATAGATGTGTAGATAAAATAAAAGGAGAGAAAGGAGTAGACTCTGCTTATGCTATTTGTACTGCATCAATAGAAGAGAGTATTACTAAACAGATTATAGAAGCTAGCTTACAAAGGGGATGCGAATGTCAGAAGAAAAAGATCTCTTAATCCTAGATAAAAATACTATACAGAAACAAAAGCAACTGCGCTATAAAGAACTAGAAGACAGAGGAATACCAGAACCTGAAAGGAGTAGAGCTGTAGAGGCAGAATTTACAGACTATCCAAATCCCAAATATGCCATCCCTTGGGGAGTGCCAATAACTGGAGTAGACTTGGCAGGTAACATCAATCTTGATTTAATTCCAGCATCAAGTGAGCCACCAATAATTCAACCAAACACACCATATACACAACCATTTCCCACACCAAACAAAAACCCATATCCAAACAACCCAACACCTGATACTAACAGTATTGGAATAAAATCAAATACATATGATGTTACAAATTTTCCAGCAGAAGATTCTGCCAATTGGGTGGCTACTGGAAATGAAATAAACTCAGAGCCTCCAAGTGTAGGAGTAGAGGGATTTAACTTTCACAAATCAATTCCTGAATGGCGTTACCCAATAGAGCAATCACAAATGGTAGACATTAGCATACCTCCAATAATTATAGAACCTAGCGGTCAGTTTAACGAGACTATACCTGAAGACAGAAATACCATAAAAGAAACAATTGGAAAAATCAGACACCAAATGCAGTGGCTCTCAGAAGACTATCTTACAAAAGCAAAAGAGACTGCGATTAATAATAATGGTGTATTATATTTGATAAGAGCTGCAAGTGAGACAATTACAGATCATAGAAGTGAGGGAGAAGAATACCGCAGAAAGTTAGCAGGAAAGGAATTAAACGCAATGGCTAGAACCGCAGTAGGTAGAAACATGGACATTAATCACAACCCTGATTATGCAACAGGTGGAATTATTCCCGATTCAGAATATGGTCCAATAAGAAAAGAAATACAGATGTTAGTTATAGAAACTGATCCACAAATTAATCAGTATATTGCAAGTGGAGATGTTACTGCAGTTTCAATTAATGGTGGCAATCCTAGAACACAAAGTATAGAGCCATGCTATGAAGGATGCATTGGTGATACATGTGAATTGTGCAATGTACCTCAAGGAGTTATACTTGGTGAGCTTGATCAAATTGGAATGACTTGGGTTGTAACTGCACCGCAAGGGATAATGTGGAGAGGTATACATATCGAACCGGCAATTCCTGGAATTAAAAATACTGTAATTGAAATTCTCTAAAAAATGCATATAACTAAATCCTCTCTCTAAAAATTATGAACAGTCTAATTAATAGACTTCGTGAAGCAAAAACTCTAGCTGATGCAGATCCTATTCTTAGAGAGCTTGGTGCAAATGGACCTGTAAGAAAACTTGTAGAAGCAAGTATCTTACAAAGGATGAATCCAAATCCAGCAAGCTATGAATATGGAATATCAATGCTAAATGAGGCAATCCAATATCTTGATAAAGATGAACAGCCAACCCCAGCAGAATCTCCAGGTCTTAAAGTAAAAGGCGACAAGTTTGTAAAAGAAGAAGAACTCGCTAATCACAATCCTGGTGGTCGTGGAGAAGGCTCTGAGCAGTCAACATCTAACACAGGTCTTCCAATGGAGGGAACCAAAGATGGTGATGAAGATATGACTAATGCCCCAGACACTGAGAATCAAATGTCAGAAACAGATGCACCATTTCCAAATAATCTTTCAGAAGATATGAATGGTTTACATCCAGACATTGCAAAGACGATGGGCGCAAAAATGCCAACTATCCCACCAATGGATACAGCAAACCAAATGAAACAAACTCGTTATACAATTCAAAAGTATCACGAAGCAGTTGTAATACCATTGCTCAAACATTCTCAAAAACAGGATGCTGCAATCAGAAAACTCTCACAAAAAATAAGAGAGACTGAAGCAAGAGCCGGTACATTCACACTTGACTTGGAGGGAATGAAAAAAAACGCACCAACAAAAATTAGAGAAACAACTACACAGATTCCAACTTCAATAGAGGAACTTGTATCTTCACGAACTCAAAACAAAGGTTATGATCTAAACCAAACAAGAAATGAGATCCGACAAGCTAACAATCTAATGTCAAGTTAATTGACAATTTTTTCTTTTATTTTACATATAAAATGCATATAATCAGATATTTGCTACACAAATCAAATGGCAAATACTAACAGATTCGTAGGACTTCATAGAGGTCCAATAGACCACAAGTCTAGTTCTGTTATCAATCAAGTAGCCAATGGAGCAATCGACATGGGTTCAGTCATAGCAGTAACTACTACAATCAATTCTGCAGAAATCCTCCCTAGAGTAGAGCAAATATCTTCTCAAGGAAGTGGTTTAGTATATGGAATTGCAGTAAGTGGTGATGCTGATGGAATTTATGGCGATGGTTCTGCAAGTACCGACGATTCAACTCGTGCAACAACTGGTGCATTACAAGGTATAGTAGTAGTAACACAAGGCAGATGCCCAGCCAGAGTTTCTGGTGATGGTGTAGGTGTTGTAGTTATAGGCAGTCCTCTAACACAATCTGCAACTGCAGGAGTGTTAGAATTAGCAGGTACTGGTGATGTAATCCTTGCATTTGCACTAAATGATGTAGGTGCAGGAGATATAGATATGATTGCAGTCGACGTCCAAAGGGCAGGAATATTATAGTCATGTCTAAATCAAAGACAAATAGACAATCAATTCTGGCAATGCCGGAATTCGCACATATCAAAGAAGCACTACAAACTCACGCACATGCACGCGGTACTGATGTTTGGCAGCCAATTAGAGAAACACCATTAGAAGTATTTTTCGCCAAAGGTGATCATTCCTTTGAAAATGAAATACCAAATCCCTACTTGCCTTCACTATGGAAAGATAGGTATGGTATTAGAATCGGAGAAATGGCACAAGGAAATGCAATAAATGGTGGATACGCTCTCAAAGAGACAGTATCTGTCCCAAATAGTTTATCTGCTTTGAAAATCGCAGATGAGATTTTGGAAGGCGCAGAGCCATATTCCGCATGGAAACAATACTCTCGCGTTATAGACATGACAACTCCTAAAGTCAACGTTCCAATCACAAAGTACACTGATACTGTGGGTGGATCACTTACTGACCAAAAAGGAATTCAAATCTATAAGGAAGGCGGTACAGGAACACCCCCAGCAATAGGCGGTAAGGTGGAAACTGTAGAGCTTGACACTTCAGGTACTAACAACTCTTATCGAGGCACATTGGCAGTTGAAAGAAATGATGTCAAGGATAACAACTTTTTAGCAGTGGAGCAATCCCTGAAAAACGCTGGTAATGAATTCTACTATATGGTAGGAGAAGACCTTATCACCGCTCAGGTTGCAGCAGCTACTAATACAGCTACAAAAGCATCCCTTGATAGTGCAACCCCATCAAACTCAGAACTCGAAGCTTTAATCCAAGTGATTAGAGGAGAGTTCCCAGGTTCTCAAAGAAATAGAGCTGACACAATGTTCATCAATCCTCTTGATGCTGCACTTGCAGTAAAGAACGCAGGAGCAGGTGGTGAATATGCATTTATCAGCAGATTTATTCTAGGTCCAACTGATGCAGCAGACGTAGTGAATAACTCCGGTCTTGCAATGTCATTAGGATTAAGAAACGTTTGGGAAACACCACAGATAGTACAAGGTACAGTCCTTATTACAAAGAGAGACATCAATCAAGTAGTAGGTCTTCGTGAAGATCTTACAATTGAAAACTTTGATTTGAGTGTTGGAGGACTATACGAATCTGATTTGGTAATACGTTATGACAAGAAAGCAGCTCACGCAGATGTAGGCTCTTTCACAATTACGGCGTTTAACGTATAGGAGAATGAAATGGGTACTTTAGTTTGTTCAAGATGTAAGGCAAAAACAGAAGCTGATTCCATTGAGGAAGGTCGTAAAAGACTTGATCATGGAGTAGGTCTTTACATAGGAAAACCATGTCAAGACGGTAAAGCAGAGTTATTCTTTACAAATGGAACTATAGAAACCAAGAAAAGCACTTTTAAAAAACCAACTGAGAAAAAATCAAAGATTGATACAAAATTCGCTAAATCCAAATCGGATTAGCAAACTTTTTCTTTTTTATAAAATGCATATATTTTCTAATTTGCGTATTATATCATGGGTGGTCTGAAGAGTTCTGCATATGAACAAGTCTCTACACCTGCTGGTACACCAATTGCATTAAACACACAAATTTTAGCAAGTGATCTTACAATTACTTCTGATATGCTAGGTGGTGACTCTGGTTTATTGAGGATATGGTGGTCATTTACAACAGGAGCTGATTATGTCCTCACTGCTACTAAAAAAGGTGCAGCAGATCTTTTAGGTTTTCCTCTTAAAGTTAATGGAGATAATTTATTTGTACTAAAAGATGATGGATATTATAGATTTGATATTGGTGTAAAGCCAGGTGATTTAATTAACTTTAGTTCCAGTGTAGAAATTACTAAAGTAAATGATTTGCAAATACAACAGATTCAGATAGGAGCTTAATTATGAGCCGGTTTAAACGATTTATTAAAAAAATTCGAAAAATCTTTAGGAGAAAATAATGGTTCTTGCATATCTTCCTCAACGTATGAAACTCTCATTAATTACAAATTCAAATTATCCACCTCAAGGGATTGCAATAGAAGGAGGCGTTGTTCCAATATTTGATCTGATGGCATATGAGCCAGCAGATTGGCTAGATGCACAATTTCTACAAAGAATACCACTAACAATTAATGGTGGACAAGTACCCACCACACAAAGTAATTTTCCATTATCAATCAATGACACATATCCTGACTTGATAGGAGCAGCAGAAGCACAACTAAGATTTGCAGGATCAGATGATATACAATTAGAATATGAGATTGAGAGATTTAACAATTCAACTGGCGAATTAATCGCATGGGTAAAAAAACCAACAGTCAGTGATGGTGATATTATTAACATATACTTTGATAATCTAGGAGCTGTAGATGAACAAAATCCTGCTGCAGTTTGGGATGATGATTATGAAATGGTATTACACATGACTCCTGCTCTTTTAGATTCAACAATAAATAGTAATAATGCTACTGATTTTGGTACTTTTGATGAGCCGAATGGAAAGATAGGAAATTCAAGAAACTTTGATGCTGTTAGTAGTCTCTTGACTGTAACAGATAGTCCATCATTAAACATTACTAATCAAATAACACTTTCTGGTTGGGTAGAAACTGCTGCACCTGATGCTTATGTATTTGGAAAAGAAGATATTTCAGGAGTTAGACCTTACTCTATACATTTAACTGATAGTGGAGGTTCACGTCCTCTAGTAAGATTTGGACTTGAAACTGATGTTGGAGGTTTTGTCGTTCTTGATAGTATTAATACGATCCCTGTAGTACAAAACGATCACATAGTAGCAACATACGATGGTGTAAATATGAAAGTATATCTTAATGGAGTCCTTGAAAATACTGTAGCTAAAACTGGTCTAATCCTTACAGACCCAATACAATTACAAATTGGAGAACGAGAAGATGGTACTTTAAAGCTGGATGGAGATATTGATGAAGTACATGTATCATCTATTGCACGTTCTGCTGATTATATAGAAACTGAATTTAATAATCAAAATGATAATAGTACATTTTATTCAACAGGTACTGTAGAATCAGTTCCAACAGGTGATATTATGACATATGAACCAGAAGATTGGTTTGATGCACAATTTCTACAAAGACTACAGACAACAATTAATGGTGGACAAGTTCCATCAACGCAGAATGATTTTCCATTACTAATTAATCGTGTATTTACTGAATTGATTGGACAAACAGAAGCACAACTAAGATTTGCAGGATCAGACAATATACAACTAGAATATGAAATAGAGAAATTTGATACTGTAACTGGATTATTAATCGCTTGGTTTAAAAAACCAACAGTCAGTGATGGTGATATTATTAACATATACTTTGATAATCTAGGAGCTGTAGATGAACAAAACCCTGCTGCAGTATGGAGTGATTATAATGCTGTATATCACCTAAATCAGGGTGTTTTTGGTGCATCAAGCACTATTGATTCTGGCCCAAATAATTTAGACGCAACACCACAAAATATGGATGCGACAAATATAGCAGTAGGTAAAATTGGTGACGCTCTAGATTTTAACGGAGTAGATGAAGAGATTATAGGCTCTACCAGTTCTTTATTAGAACCAGGTACAGGAGCATTTGCAGTATCATTATGGATACAATCTGATACTGATTCAATAATGGATATGATAGGAAAAAATGAACCTTCTGGGTTATTCCGAGGATGGACCTTGAGACTTAGTAATTCAGGAAATGATCGTAAATTATTTGTTGTCTTGAGAGATATTTCTCTTGGATTAATATTAGTACGTGGAACTCAACAGCTCTCATTAGGTGTACTGCATAATGTATTTTTTACATATGATGGTTCAGGTGATGCTTCTGGAGTGAGATTCTTTATTGATGGTGTTGAAGATACCACAAATATAGAAAACGATACAGTAGTTGATTCTATAGCTGCTAGTGTAGAACTTAATATTGCAAATAGAGGTGGTACTACTGGCACTCTATTTTGGGATGGAATAATAGATCAACCGACTATATCAACTATAGTACCAACTCCTGATTTTATTACAACTACTTTTAACAATCAAAATAATATTGATGCATTTTATTCTACAGCAATACTACAAGCTGTTCCAACAGGTGATATTATGGGGTATGAATCATGAGTACAATTCCTTGGTCTGATAAACCAAAAATAAATGACTTGGAGCTAAGCGATACTTTTATGCGTAGAACTCCAAGTCAATCAATAAAAAATCAAGATGTACCATTTAGTGATGTACAGTCATTCTTGCAAGGATTATCTGTAGTGAATGTATCTAGCCAAAATGATCTACCTGCTCCTGTTGGTGGTTTTATTAGATTAGATAATCGAATACACTACAAATTCCTGGAACCAATTACTATAACTACTCCAATACTTCTTGAGGCAGGATTACAATGTAAAATCTCTACTGATTTTCCATCAATTAATATTGCCAGTATTATCCTTACTCCTGGTTCTACTCTCTTTCAATCACTAAATTTAGCTGGTGCTATTACTGCATTTGCAGATTCAGCTGCAGACCCTGGTGTGAAAACTACAGTATTTAGTTTGAATCACGGTTTAGTTAATAATAATTTTGTAAATATATTTAATGTAGCAACTGAAACTACATACAATGGTACCAGATTTCAGGTATCTAATGTTACTACAAACACCTTTGATATTACAGTAGTATTCACAGCTACTGATACTGGAGACTTTGATACAGGAATAGTCTCTTTTCAAAGTGATAGTGTAATATACTTTGATTTTACAGGATTTCCTGGAACACTAAAAGGGTTTGATCTGAGTTGGGTTGCACAGTCAGAATTTGCATTCACATCTTTTGCATTTACTGGAGCCATAAACAATTTCGCAGATAATGGAATAATATCTAGTCTGGATAATGTTTTGATAGAGAATACGGCAATGTCATTAAACACTGCTGGTCTTGTAATTGATAATGCAGGTGCTATAAGAATTTCAACAAGTTCTTTTTTCTCAACTAGTGGTGTTGGTACGATTCCTGCTGTAACTATTCAAGGAGCTGCTACAGACAGAGTTGTTTTTGTAGATTATTTCCCTAATCTATCATCTGCAGACGAATTTGCAGTTAGAATAAATGGCGATGTATCTGCAACAGCAGAAATCAGTATTAGAGACAGTGGAGGATCTCTAACATTTACAGAATATTTTGATACATCATCTGGAGGGCTTGATCAGACTGATCCACGAGTAATAACGTTTAGTAATGGTGCTAGATCTGATGCTATGTCTAGTGCTCAGGTTGGATTTACAAATGTCACAACACCAATCGTAGTTGCTATAGTTACACAGGATGTTCCTGTAATAATCGGTGGTACACAGTTTGTCGCAGATAATCTTGAAAGAGCAAGTGCAACTACAGCAGGACAAATAACAAATCTCACCAAAAAGACACAAAATTATCCAATTACATTTAGTGGACTTATTGAAAAGGTAGGTGGTGGTAGTACTGACATTGGACTATTATTAATTAAGAATGGGGTTCTTAATCTTTTAGCTACATTTGAAATACCACACTCTGTAAATGCAGGTGTTATTCAGATTTCTGCAACCAGAGACTTTGAGCTTGCAGATGGTGACACTTTGGATATTGCAGTAGTAAACTTTGATGGAACTGCTGATATTTCAGTATCACAGGCAAATATAGCATACAGTACAAAGAGTTAATT